GCTGGTGTTGTCGACGTTGCCGAGCCCGAGCGTCGTGCGCTGGGTAGTCGCGTCAGCGTCATCGATCAGCGCGCGGCCGGCGCTGGTGACCACGGCGGGATCGAACAGCCATGTCGCCCCACCGCTCGAAACGATGATGTCGCCCTTGTCGCCGTCAGTCAGGCCGATCGCAGTCGAGTTGATGGTCAGCGTGTTGGCCGCGTCGTTGTACGACAGCGCGATGTTGGTGCCGCCGACGATCAATCCGCCGACCCGGTCATCCACCGCCTCAGCAAAGTCGGTGATGTCGGTCGACGGATGGGTGTGCGGCGACGGCGGGAACGTCGACGGCTTGCCGCTGATGCTGGTCCACGGCGGCGTCGCGGCGAGCTGATTGCTGCCGTTGATGACGATGCTCGATCCGTCGATCGCCACCGCCTGCTGGTTGCTGCCGTTGACGTAGAGCGGCGCCACCATGGCGAGCGACATGCTGGTGCCGTCGCCACTGATCGCCAGTGGCGGGGTCGCGCCGGTCACCGTGCCGCCACCGCCTCCGCCCCCGCCACCAGCCTCAAGGGCAGCAACCCGCTGACCAACATCGAGCAAGGAAACATTGCCGGGTGTCCCGCTTGCACTCCAGTCACCAGTCGGCGTTACGCTGGCACTACCGCCAGCGACATGATCAATCGCATGCTCAATACCTTTAGTGTAGGTATCGCCATCACGGTAGGTCGGCCCAATCCGAGCATGCTTGGCGGCTTGAAACTGCGTCTGCCCATCCGTTTTGATGGTGGTCGCGCTCTTGGTGAGTTCGACGTAAACTTTGCTTTCTTCCTTGTGCAGGGTCTTCTGGCCGGTCGGCTTGCTGGTGCCTTGCTGGCCGCTGCCGTTGCTTGTGCCAGTGCCGCCGCCGTTGGTTGCCTTTGGCGTTGCAAGCTCCTCCGCAATTTCGAATGTCTCAATTTCGAATTCGACGCCGGAATGCGGTGAGCGGAACGTGCGGGCCAATTTGGGCTGGCCGCCCTGCTGGGTCTGCTGCTGGCCGTTCTGATTTTTGACCAGCTGCAAACGAATTTTCTTTTCAATGTTGCCGGTCAAAAACCAGCCAAGGTCGGTGTTGAGCAGCTGCTGGCCCCACTCCTTGAGGCCGAACATCGCGGTCGAGCCTTTGGCAGCGTCCTTGATCAGATTGAACAACCGGTGCCGGCGATCATCCATGATCGAGGCAATCGGGTGCGAGCGATTGCCCCCTATGAAGCTCATGAAGGCTTCGGGCCCCTTGCTGAGCTTGCCGTCCTGGCCCTTCTCGCCGTCGGCGGTCACCGACGTGAAACCGTAATTCTGCGGCGACTCGATCTTCTCGCGAGTCTCGTTGGCCATGAAGTTTGATTTGCTCTCCTGCATCAACTTGCTGTCGTCGACTTCGTGCACGACGGAACGGCTGCCGCCGGCCGAGTAGGCGCGGAACGAACTGTTGAGCGGAGTGGCGCGGTGCATCTTTAGTGCTCTGTCTTCGGTCTGATCGGTGGCTGCTCTGCGTCCGCGCCGCGTGGTCGGCCCGGCAGCGGGACATTGGTGGCGGTGTATTTCTGCGTGACCTTCAGCAGATCAGGCCGCACCAGCTTCAGCGTGGTCAGCGTGCCGGAGTTGCGATCCTGGGTAAACGTGGCTTCCTCGATCGCCAGCGGATAGTTCAGCAGCGCCATCGGCGAATAGACCTCGACCACGTCGCGGGTTTGCCACAGCGCGCCGTCGCTGCGCAGCCAACCCTGCACGGTGATATGGGCGGTGACCTCCCAGCCCTCATGCCACAGCCGCTCGTGCTGAGCGCGCTTCATCAGCTCTGCCGCGTTCCACACCGGCTGTTCTGACGGCACGATCAGATGGCTGTAGACCGGTGCGGTGCCGCCTTCGGGTGCGGTCTGGAATTGCTCGCTGGCGTCGGTAAACATTTTCTCGCCGCCGCCGTCGGAGGAGCCGCCAGCGGTCTGCGACGTCGACGAATACTTTTGGAACATCGGGTCATTGGTGATGATGCACTGGCATTTCAGAATGTTCTGGCCTTCGACCAGTTGATCGACGATCGGCGCCGTACGATCACCGATGACCAGAAAGTTGCCGAGATGATCGCTGCCCAGCACGATGCCGCGCGGGCGCGCGATGCGCTCGAGGAAATCCCAAGTGGTTTCTCCCGGATTGGCTTGGCATCGAACATAGGGCGTGTTGTCAGGACTGCCGATGGTTCGGACTTCGCAGCCGTAAGGCTTCAGCACGCTTTCGGCGATGGCCGTAAACGGCATCTTGTCGAAGCTATGCGTCTTGCTTTCCACACTCGATTTCGCGGCCCAGTAAGTGTTGCCGCGGCCGTCGAGCTGCACGCCGTGGTTCCTGGCATCGTAGGCAACTTGCCGCGTGGTGATGTAGCCGGTGACCGCCAGCTGGCCGCCAAGCAGGATCGTGCATTTATCGCCGGGCCGAAACCGCAGCGCCTGCCAGCGATTGGCGAACGGCTCACGCTCTGCGCACGTGAAACGAAACAGCGGATGGGATTCGGTTGCGCGGTGTTGCACCCACACTGTTTCCCAATCCCTGAATTCAAAGCCGCCGACGATCAGCGTTGCCACCTCACGCGGGTTAGGCACTTAGCGCCCTCCCGGTCGGCCGCATGAAGGCCGGATGCACGACGCTATTCTCGGCGCGCAGTTCGTCGGCGCGGCTGGCGTCGTAGTACAGCCGTTGTGCCATGGTGAGCGTCGGCGCCGGCTTGCCAAACCGAAAGCGCAGCATGCGTGGCAATGGCCGCGCGGTGTCGGTCAGATGGTCGATGATCGCGCCGTGCATCTTGACTAGGGCGCGGTAGGTTTCCTGGTCCATCTCGTTGGCGGCTTGTTCCTCGGCGCCATCGAAGCCGGCGGCCATCTCAAGCTTGATGCTGTCGACCTGGTCGCGACTGCTGAAATCCAAATCAGCGACAATGCGGCTCTCGCACGCTAGGCACAGCTGGATGATCGCGTCCTTGACCATCTTGGCGCCGACCAGATTCGGCGTTTCGGCCTCGGTGTTGTTGCGCACCACCGCAATCTGCGGATAGCTGGTGTTGCAGTCGCGCGCCAAATTGAAGCACGCCGCAAGTGGCGGACCGGCGACGTCCTTCTGCAACATCTCTTCCGCGCGCACGATCAGGTCATTGCATGCCGTGCGCAAATCGGAGCCCGGCCGGCCGCGGGTCGGTGCCGCCGACAACAGCATGCGCAGCGCGCGGATCATGATCGGCGCCGCTTCGATGGCGTGCTTGCGTTCCATTGGGGCTTAATTGATTTCGACTTCGGCTTCGTTGATTTCGACCGAGCCAATCGGCGCGTCCGGACTGGCGCCGGCAAAGCCTGGGATGTTCTCGTAGATGCCGCTCATGACATCGACGGCGCGATCCTCAAGCGATTGCGCAACGTCCTCGACGGTCTGTTCGGTGCTGCGCTCCGGCGCGAACGGCGACTTGCCTTGCTCGACAAATTGCATGTCGAATGCGCAGTAGCCGCCCAGCCGATCCTCTTCGGTCAGCCGATAGCCGCGGCAAACGACATCCATCGGCGGCAAGGTCGGCAGCTGCAGCACGCCGGAGCCTTCGCGCTCCAATTCGGCAAGCAGCAGATCGCGAGAGATGCGGTAATCGGTGTTGAACAATTCGTTGGCGTCGAACGGATAGCAGACGCAATAGCCGCGCACGGTGAACGCAAACGCAATGCGGCCCATGTCTTCGCTATAAGGCTCCTCACGCTTGGGGAATTCGTGCAGCACAATCCGGCGGCCGTTCTCCTTGGCGCCGACCTGAACGTGAAAATAGGCGTTGCGAAACGACGCCGGCATCAGATCATGGCGCCATTGATTGGCAACCAGCTTGTTGCCTTCGGCGTCGTACTTGTACGCAAGGTCGCTGATCTTGCTCATGTCAGAGATTCAATCCATCGCCGCTGATGTCGGTCGGCGGACCGGACGCGGCCGGCGCCATTTGCATCTGCCGGTTCATTTCGACTTCCTTGAACAAGCCGCCACCCTGGGCGTCGACACGCGTGCCCGGCGGCGCGTTGACGTCGACCTGGATTTTGCCGGTGCCCTCGACCCGCGCGTTGATTTCTCTTTTCATCATCGCGTCCATGTAAGAACGATCGGCCTGCTCGATGCCGAAGCGCTCACCGCCGGCCTTGAACGTCTGCGGTCCGCCGCCGAAACCGACCGAGCCCGACGCGTTGCCGGTCGCATAACCAGAGATGTTCGACCCGCCCATCACTTGGTCGACCATCGGTCCGTATTGGGTGCGGGTCGCGTCATCCAGGCCAGCAGCGGCGCGGGCGTGGGTGACCGCCGGGAAATAACCGCCTGATAGCGTCTGCTTGATGCTCATGCCGCGCGACGCCGCGCGGTTCAACGTGGTTTCCATAAACGCTTGTTGCGCTTCCGGACCTTGGTTGCCGACCTCGGCCTTGGTGTAGGCCATCAGGCGGTCGCGCACCGCCGGGTCCTTCAGCTCCTCGGCATACTGGGCGCGGGCCTCGGCAAGGCTTGCCGCCGACTTCGGACCAGCGCCGGCCACACCAGGAACGCTACCGCCAGCCACACCAGGAACGCTACTGCCCGGCAAAAATTCCTTCTCGGTGGCGCGCCGAATGTGCAGCGTACTCGGATCGCGCCACGTGGTCGCGACTTGATCCTTTTCGTTGCCGGCAAT